GACTTAAAGCTTAGCTTGCCGATAAAACACAGTGACTTAGGCCTACCTGCTGAAAAACACAGGTCATTTAGTTTCCAATTAGATTTGGGTTTTGCAAAAATTATTGAAGAATTATATCCAACTCGGGTATGATTACCTCTTCCAATGGATTCTTTATCTTTTGAATCCTACCTTCAATTCTTTGTATGTCGGCATCAGTTAATCCATACTTTTCAAACAACCAAGTGGCATAATCTTCATAATCCGTAGATAAATTATCAGTACAGATCTGCCATTTGGCCGCATAATCAGTATGTTTCAACCCTGGCTTGCCCAATTGTATCATCTTCCTAGCTAATACATCAACTATTGGGAGCCCTTGACCCCAAGCTAACAAACTAAGACCTTTAGAGTGCAACAACTCTAATGCAACTTTATCAATATCGTGGTCAGTTATTTTTGCTTGAGTTGAGAAAGGATTATTAGTTAAAACACGTTCCAACTTACGAACCATTCGATAACCTCCTGCCCTTCTAGGTACGAACAAGGCTGATAGGTAACTACGTTGAGAGATTGGGCCTTCTTCCACAACCTTGACAATACACCCAACTCCATATGGTTCTTTAGTATTATCTTTATTAAACCCTGCAACTACTGCTTCTTTAAATGAAGTAACGTCTTTCTTATCAACTAAACCAAACATGTCATCTCCTTTAAATAAAAGGAAAACAGCCTTAAAACCTTTGCGGATTCCATCCAACCAAGGATTGAAGCCGTATGGTGCCAAAACTGCACTCCATAAACACATGCTTGTTATAGTGTTGCCAAGGGTTGTCCAAGTATCACCGCTAGCTCTAGAATAAGCTTTGGCTGTTACGAGACCTTGGAAAGCGGTCAATTTAATCAACATTGTTTGCTTAACATAATCTTTAACTTTGGCCGCATCCTGATCTAATCCCCAATAAATTGGTGCTTCATCTACTATTCTTTCCACCATCTTTGTCCACAAGGATAAGATAAATTTACGCTGGGTTGAATCATATCGACTAAAATCAGCTTCAACTCCAGTTGGTGTTAATTTTGCTTTTAAAAAGGCATTTTCTGCATCTGTTACTGTGGTCGTAATATCAGTCCAATTTTTCTGTCCACAATATGATTTACACCATTTATGTAAAATTTCCTCCATCTTATGCATGAATGGCCCAGTGTTATACTTCTTATGGGCAGAAGGCCCATATATACATCTTTCCTTCACTTCCATTGGGTCACCCACTTGCAACTCTACTTTTGGGAATATTGAATAGCGATAGTCTTCCGTAACATTCGGTGCTTTAACAGCTCTAAGTATTGTGTCACGATACTTAATTGGGTGGTGAGCTAACCATTCTTCACCACTAATACTAATACCACCTTCATCCACTACATACTGTATAATTTCATCCGTGAACAAAGTAAACGCTTTTTGTAAATGGTATTTGTATTCTTTTTGACTATCATTTTAGTTGTATTTCTTTTTCTTCTCAATAGTTTATGTATTT